AGAATTTAAATATGGTATCTCAGGGTTACGCAAATGTGCGGTCTACCTACGATAGAAGTCTACCTAGTGAACACATCGCAGCAGGGATACCAAGCGTTAGTGCATGGCGCTATCTCAAGCCCTATTTACGCGATGTGAACACGGTAGATGTCAGTAGGGTTTCTTGAGGGAGTGAACAATGTTGATGTTAAGAAATCGCGTTTGGTATAATGTGTATGATGATGCTGCTGCTGCGGGTGCCGGCGCTGGAGCAGGTGCCAGTGCTGGAGCTGGTGCAGGTGGCGGCGCTGGCGACGGGGCTGGTGCTGGTAGTGGTGGTAGTGCTGGCAATACTAAACAGTTTACGCAGGAAGATGTAAATAAGTTTTTAGCAGCTGACCGCCGTAAGCACCAGGAAAAGATTCAAAACGCAATGGATGAACTTGAGGCTCTCAAAACGAAAGCTACGCTTACAGATGAAGAGCGTACCGCTTTAGAGGGTCGTATTGAAACTTTCAAACGCGAGTTAATGACTAAGGAAGAACTTGCAAAGAAGGATAGGGAAAAGTTGGAGAAGCAGTATAAGGACGATCAGTTGAAACTCTCTACAGAGAGGGATAATTGGAAGAACCGTTACGTTGAGTCTACAATTGTTCGCGCTATCACGGATGCCGCGGTATTGACAAAGGCTTTTGTTCCCGAGCAAATTGTCGCTATTGTGCGGCCAATGACTCGTCTTGTCGAGGAACTCGACAGCGAGGGTAAGCCTACCGGTAATCTTATCCCGAAGGTTACGTTAAGTGATGTGGATAAGACCGGTAAGTCCGTTACTCTTGAGCTTTCCACTGCGGAAGCTGTCAAGAGGATGCGTGAGATGGACCGTTACCTCAATCTATTTCAGAGTGAGGGAGTGGGCGGTGTTGGTGGGATTACTCGTAAGCCCGGGGGTGTTGTTGACCTTCGTGAGCTTGCTAAAGATCCTGTCAAGTACCGCGAGGCACGACAGAAGGGTGCGATTAACTTCGGCTAAGGAGGCACGTTAGATGGATTTTGGTAAAGCGAAGATTTGGCAGACTGTATACGCGAACGATAACGACGCGTTTATCCCGGAGGTCTGGGCGCAGGAATCGTTAATGATTCTTGAGGCTAACCTCGTCGCTGGTATGCTCGTTCACAGAGATTTCGAGAACGAGATTGCTAGCTATGGCGATGTTGTCAATACCCGTAAGCCGGCTACGTTCACTGCGGCGCGTAAGATCGACACTGATGATGTGACCGTGCAGAACGCCACCGCGACGAACGTTCCGGTGAAGCTCGATCAGCATTGGCATACCTCATTCATGATTCGTGACGGTGAGGAAAGCAAGAGCTTCCAGGAGCTTCGTAACATCTACTTGGTTCCGGCACTCATGTCCATTGCTCAGGCTATCGACGAGGTGGTCTTGATGCAGGCTTACCGTTTCATTCCGGCTGGCAACGTTGCTGGTAAGCTTGGTACTGCCATCAGTAAGGCAACAGTTATTGACGCTCGCGAGATTATGAACACCAACAAGGTACCTATGACTGACAGGCGTTTCGTGATTTGTCCGAATATGGAGGGCGATCTGCTTAACGTTGGTGATTTCACCAAGGCTAACGAGGTTGGTGACAACGGTAGTGCAGTGCGCGAAGGTAACGTTGGCCGAAAGTTCGGGTTCGATTTCTTTATGGACCAGAACGCTCCGAGCGTTGCGACTGGCAACACCACTGTTGCCGGTGCAGTGAATAACGCTGCGGGTTACTCCGCTGGCGATACTGCTATTACGGTTGACGGTCTGTCTGCGGCTATTACTGCTGGTTCGTGGTGCACGATTGCCGGCGATATGACTCCGCAGAAGATCACTGGTTCGACCGGCGGTGCTACGCCGACTGCTATTGCAATCAGCCCGGGACTCAAGAACGCGGTGGTTGACAACGCAGTTGTTACCATCTATAGCCCGGGTGCGATCAATTTAGCTGGCAGTTCTTATGCTGCTGGCTGGAGTAAGTCAATGATTATCAACGGATTTACTGTTGCTCCGAAGAAGGGCCAGTTAATCACCGTTGATGCTGCTGCTGTGGATCAGGAAAAGATCTATGGCGCTATGTCTACGCCGACTACGATTCTTATGCTTCTGGACCGCAGTTTGAAGGCTGCTGCGGCACATACGGCGGTTGTAGGTGTCGGTCCGGCTGGTGACTATGGCTTTGCGTTCCACAAGAACGCGGTTAGCTTAGTTACCCGTCCATTGGCCGCTCCGGCTCCTGGCACGGGCGCGCTGTCCTACGTTGCTAACCACAACGGTTTGGCTATTCGTGTTACTATCACCTACAACGGCACAAGCCAGGGGCACCTGGTTACGGTTGATATCCTCGGTGGTGTCGAGGTTCTGGATACCGCACTTGGCTGCTTAGTCTGCGGCTAATATAGCATAAGGTGTGGGAGGGGCCACGCCAAGTGGTGGCCCCTCCCATAAAGGACGGCAACAATGGAAATAGTTTTAGAGATTGCGAAGGACTTCGGAATACCGGTAGCGGTATTGTTCGTATTCATTTGGCGCGACTATAAGCGTGAACAGAGACAGAATATTGAGAGAGAACAACTTGCTGAACGTATTAATAAGGTAGAGGACTACCAACGTAACGATTTGGAAAAGCTCATAAAAGAATCTACACAAGCTATTCTTACAAATGCTAATACTCAGAAACAGATCGTTCAAACATTAAATCTACGTCCCTGTATTGCTAAACACATTCCGAATGGTGGGTGATGTTTAAGAATCTACTTCGTCAGGTTAGGGTAGTCATCTACCGTTTGAAGCGGCAGTATGGACTCCCAATGACTATTAAATATATGGATACAGAGGATATTTATAATTTACGAACCGGCGAAGTAGCTAGGGATTTAGTTGAAATAACGATTAAACGTGGCATCTTGCTTCCGGAAAGACAGTCTGTTGACTACATGTATGACTTATCATTTATTGCCGCAAATAAGAACTTTACATATGGAGGATTCTTTGAACCGGGTGAACGTGCGGTAATCGTTGATGTTAAGGATCTTCCTACGGCCTTTAAGATTACTACTGAGATGTATGTAGTCTTCCAGAGTCGCAGGTTTGAAATCAAAGAAGCGCACAAGATCCCGGACCATATTGCATCTGGTTATGCTTGGTTACTTAAAGTCAAGGAGGTTTCTGCTACTGAGGATGATGTATGAGTCAAGCTAATAAGAACTGGCCTAGATGGTTGTTCGCATCTGTTAGCGAACATTTTGAGAATAATAAAGGCGCACTAACACTCTTTATAGAGGGTCAGCATCGTAAGACACGCGATCTCAAGGATTTCGCTGAGCTACGCGTGGATGGTCCTTACCTTACAGAAGTGTGTAAGGGTGTCTGGAGAATTTTTATAGAGGTTAACGTATTGGTTCAAAGCGCGATGGATGATGCAAATTTCCATCGTATCCATACTAATGTCGGTATCATTGTTGCGGCCTTCACAAGTATACCTGTCTATAAGTACGGGACAGGTGTTGATGATGATGAATCATTATTAGGCTGCTTGACAATCGTTTCTGATGCTCGGGGCAAGGAACGAATTCAGGTCAGCCACTTCGGTAAAATAGACGCGGCTACGCCACTAGAACAAGCAACCGTTGAAGGCCACTACGAAATGTTTTTAACTGTTTAGGAGGTAGATTGATGCATCGTGTTTGGCATACTGTATATGCACAGATCGACCTCAAGCGTGCTACTATTATCATTAGGGATGGTGCTACACCGCCTAATGAGCTTGAGGTTAAAATCGGTGAGGGGAATTTAACCTTTACCGAAGCTCGTAATATGGAATATACGTTAGACCGCGGGAATCTAGATGAGGTACGCGAGGGCGACCAGATTCCTGTTGACGTATCGCTAGACTTCATTTGGGAATATCTCAAGGGCGCAAGCGGCAGCGGTGTTCCTACTGTTGAGGATGCTCTTAAGCAGCGCGGCGAGGCTGCTGCTTGGGTATCTTCTGACCCCGACCTCTGCCGTCCTTTCGCAGTTGACCTTGAGATTCAGTATGCTCCGCTACCGGTTCCATGCGGCGATATGGAAGTTATTTTACTTAGTGACTTCCGTTATGAGACGCTTGAGCACGACCTCCGTGGCGGCGCTGTTGCCGTCTCTGGTAAGTGCAACGTGACTGAGGCGACTGTAACTCGTAAGACCAATTCGACTGGTTCGTAACCCACTTGTCGGGGATTAGACAAGGAGATTAGGAGAATCTGATGTTAATTCACAACAAGAAAATTAGTGGTCCAGCGATCGAAACTGTAGTAATTCCGCGTCGTGATGGGGATATTGTTTTCAAAGCTCAGGCTGTGCTTAAGTATGAGGATTTTGACTTATTATGCCCCCGTCCAACACCGCCTATTAAGCTTTTACCTAGCGGTGAAAAATCCGCGGATGTAGTGGATACAAAATATAAGACTGCATTAGATACATGGGCATCGAATAAGACACTTTATATGATTCTAACCTCCTTGTCTGTAACCGAAGGACTTAAGTGGGAAACAGTTGATATGTCTAAGCCCGATACTTGGAAAAACTATGAGAAAGAACTTAAGGACTCAGGCTTCTCTGAGGCTGAGATAGCGCGCATATTTAGAATTGTCATTGAAGCGAATGGCTTAGACCAAACTAAGATTGATTTGGCGACCGAACGTTTTTTAGCTGGTCAGCAGGCTCAGTAAGGAAGCGTGTACTTCCTAAATACCGTTCAGAATTATACGCGGTATGGAGAGCTTGCGAAAGGATGGGAGTCAAGCCAGCAGATGTCAAAGAATCATGGGACGACAACGATGTTTGGTCACAGGCACAACTGATAGCATACAACCAGATACGAGAATACGAAGAGGACGAAGACCGAATCAATCTTTATAAAGCATCAGGGGCTAAGTTGAAATGAGAATGGCCCCGCCAATAGGGGCGGGGCCATTCTTTAAGGAGAAAGAAATGTTTGATATTACACTAACGTGGACACCGTTTAAAATTAGACAAAGCGAGTTGACTCGCGATATTAAATTAGGCGCAATACGGTTGTTTAAGGATGCTATTGGTGAGTTCGTTAAAAAGATTGTTCACGATCAATTAATACCTGTAGATACAGGGATGTCTGCGGCATCATTACATGATGCTGCTGTAGAAGCAAAAATATGGGGTGATATACAATCTAATATATCTATGCGCCGTAAGAATACACAGCGTAAGGGTTTTACTAGTATGGGTGGCTATTATGATAAATCTAGATACCGTAATATGAAAGAAGGTATAGCTGCTGCTAGTAGAGCTACAAAGATTGTTCTTACATACCCAAAGTTGGAATTCAATTTCAGTATCAATGTCTTTCAGTGGTATCTTTGGGAAATAATGCGTAATCAATGGAATAGTCTTGAACCGGCTTCACAAGCTTTCATGGATTATATAAATAATAATTTCAATGAGTACATGCCAAATATTGGTGACTACATTTAGGTAGGTAACTCATGGCTGAGAATGAAAATGTAAAGCAACTAAAAATGGATGTGCAAGGCGCACAACATGTTGTGCGCGCCATGCAAGACTTGGCAAAATTTGGTATAACTGTTGAAGATTTAACTAAGAAAATATATGATTATACAAAGAATCTTGTCAGTCATAGAGCTGTTATGGAACAACAGTTAGATGCTTATACAAAAATGGCTGTATCTCTTGATAAGACAAATGGTCCTTGGGCTATTGAAAATATTAGAATTACAGAGAATACTCAAGCACTTAAAGAGAATTTAGCTGCACAACAAGCTTTACTAATAGCAAAAGGTGAAGCTGCTAAGATACGAGCTTTCACTAGTGAACAGATTCCTGGTACGACTCTTATAGAGGCAGGTCCAGGTGAAACACTTAAATTCGCATCAGCACAACAGGCATTAGAACAATTTGTTATAAAGAATCAGGT